CTTCTAATTGATTTTTGAAAATAACAAACTGTTTTTTTGATTTAAAATTATCAGGTAAATTAATAGTTACATTGTAATCTATAGTAGGAATACCACCATTAGTAGTTTTATCGTTAATATCAATAACAACATTTTGATTTTCATTTTCATTTTCATTTTCAGTTGATTGAATGAATTTTTTTTTATTTTTTTTGTCTTTAGAACCTAATGGGTTCTCATCATTATCTAAAGTATTATTATTACTTGACATATAATAATAATACAGAAAAAATTATTACAACTGTTACCATTTTCCTTTTCTAACATTTATTCTCGGTCCAGCTCCTCGTTTTTGAACACTATTTGGATCATACACATCATCCTCACCATCACTCTCAATATCTTTAGATAATTCCCAAAACTCTTTTGAACCTAATCTAAAGTTTCCATGATTTGCTGCTTTATACCAAAATATTGTATCTTGTAATTTATTAGATTTGGAATTGTTATTTATAACTAAACACTCGAAATTTTCTGTACATTGGTCCATAACTTGACAAAATGATTCAAATGTAGGAAACATACCAGCATAATTTTCCCATATTCGTTTTCTATTAGCAATATAGGGTTCTCTCAATATAAAAACATAATCAATATTTGTTCTTAAATTTGGTGGGATACCAAGGGGATATTGCATTGTGATGATTAGCATGATCTTCCAGTGTCTACCGTTCATGAATAATAATCTCATCATCTTATCTTTTGTCCATTTATTATCATATAAACAATCGTCTAAAATAACGAATGCTCTAGGGTCAATAGTTGTCCTTTTATACGCCTCCATTTCCTTTTTAATCTGTTTCAATACTGTTTTCTGTCTCTTTAGTATATTTTCTATAATAGCGGTATTGTATTCATCATGAATAAATAATTTTGGAACATGAGCAGCAAAAAATCCATTTCCAGCTTCTGTTCCTGATATAACTGTTCCAATAGGAATGTCTTGATGATAATATAATAAATCTCTCACAAGAAAACTTTTTCCAGTATCTCTTCTACCAATTAATACCACAACTGGACCTTTATTTTCCTCGGGACGGAAGCTAATATTCTTCATATCAAATTTTCTTAAATCCAAACTCATAATTATGATTGATAAAGAAAAAAATAATTAATGAAATACGAAAAAAAATAATTAATGAAATACGAAAAAATAAGTTAGAATTAATTTTTATATTTATAATAAGAATTATAAAGAATGGACTTTTCTTTGTATTATCGAAAAACAAAAAATGAAGATTTATTTAATGATTTAGAAGAATCTCAATTAGGCCTCAATAACTTACAAAATTATGTGCCTTTATATGAAAAATTTTTTTCACTTAACTCATCTAATTTTAACAGTATTATTTTGAATCAAAAGTATTATCTTAGTAAGGTTAATCACACATTAACAAAAAATACATTAAATGTGAATGTAATAGATAATTCAAATAATATGATACAACAAGAAATATTCTGTAAATTCTCACCACTATTAGACCCTTTAAAATTTTTAACCGGTAAGTATGATTTATCAGCAAATAATTCTATAGAATTACCAACATACAATTCAACCAATAAATTTCCTAAACTATTAGATCAAAATAATAGTGCATACGTGGATGCCTTTTTTACATACTTATCTAGTCAACTACTTCATCAGAACAATTTTATAAATAGTATTGATTATTATGGAGCTTTTATAGGTAGACAAGAACATTTCTTATATAACATTGTAGATGATCTTGAATACTTGAATGATAGTAATTATTTTCATAATAATAGAAATAAATTTTTCAATTTAGAAACTGATGACTATAGTGATTATTTTAACATAGATTCTAGAACAAATAAGAAAAAACTTATTATTAATGATAAATTAGATAAAATACAAGTAGATTCATTTAATAATGATGATTTTAAAATTTTTACTCATAATGATGAAACAGATACAAAAATTTACGATTTGAGTGATGTATGTATTTATAACTATTCCTTGAAAAAATCTAATGATTCAGATTCAGACTCGTCTTGTAGTTCAAAATCATCAAACACTATGTGTGAAATTAATAGTGATTGTGGTTCAGAATGTTCTGAAGATGATTCGGAAAGCGAAGATGGGGAAGAACATAATGTAATGTGTTCGTTATACGATTTTCCGATTCAAATGATTTCTTTGGAAAAATGTGATAATACATTAGATTATTTAATGGAAAATGATTTATTAAATAACAAAGAATGGATATCATGTCTATTTCAAGTAATAATAAGTCTATCAACCTTTCAGAAAACCTTTTCATTTACGCATAATGATTTACATACGAATAATATTATGTATATTACTACTGAAAAACAATTTTTGTTTTATTGTTTTAATGGAATTCATTATAAGGTACCAACATATGGAAAGATTTATAAGTTAATCGATTTCGGAAGAGCTATTTATAAATTTAATGGACAAACTATGTGTAGTGATAGTTTTCACCAAAAAGGCGATGCCGCTTCTCAGTATAATTGTGAACCATATTTGGATGATAAAAAACCTAGATTGGAACCAAATTTTAGTTTTGATTTATGTAGACTAGCATGTTGTTTATACGATCACTTTATAGAAGATCTATTTGAAGCAAAAATTATTATTAAAAAGAATAAAATAGCATCACTTATAAATTCTTGGCTAATAGATGATAAAGGCAGAAATATATTATATAAAACCAATGGCGAAGAGAGGTATCCTGAATTTAAATTATATAAAATGATAGCCAGAACTATACATAACGCAGTTCCTTCAAATCAATTAGAAAATCAATTATTTAAAGATTATATTGTAAGCAAAAAAAAAATTAACAAATCTAAACACATTATGAATATAGATAAGTTTCCTGTATTAGTATAATTAGTATAATTAGTATAATTAGAATTTTTATATAACATAAATTATATAAAAATTATTTAAAATGATGGGTTATCAACAAAAGCCATTGTTGTTTTAGAACCACCAGTTGAGTTAGCTGGAATATCAAACTGCGAGTATATATAAATACCAATAACCGAAACAAAATAAACAATCAGTGATTCTTTAATGACCTCTTTTAATGGTTTCTTTTCATCGTCTGGAAGAAATTTCATCTCTATAAATTTATACAAAAAGAATACAGTACATATGGCTAAAGCGTAAATAAATACTTCCTGCATTTACATTACACATAAATAAAGTTACTATACTTTTAACGAATTATGTTAATACTTCAATCTCTTCTAATCCGATAGGTACTTTATTCATCTCTTTTGGTTTTTCTAAATCATGAACATCTAATTCGGTTAACTTAATTTTTTCTCCAATTATGATTTTATCATCATCATCATCATCCGCTTCCTCCATTTTTCTTGCCTCATTTCTCTCGTGACTGATTTGTTCTAATCGCGCCTCAGTTTTTGGAGCAATAATTTCTTCTATTTTATTATCTAAATCAACTGCTCTATCAACATCATCAAATTTTATCGAATCCTTCTTCACTCCTTCGCTTTCCATTTCTAAAGGAGCTATTTCAAAGGGCGTTTCTTCTACAACATTGCTAGACTCGACTATAACATCGTTATCATTTTTTGTTTCAACTTCATTCTCTTCTACAGGTTCTGTAGAAATAATTTCTTCGGTTTCTTCAACTTGAATATCTTGTTCAACAGTTTCATCAAGATATACTTTTAATATATCTTCTACCGGAATATTATCGCGAATAGAATTTAAAATTTGTTCTCTTACAATTAGTTCCAATTCTCTGTTGTGCTTTTGAATTTGTAGAGGAGTTATATTTTTCTCAAAAAGATATATATTTGTATACATTTTTCTTGCGGTATTAATATAAATTTTATGAATAAAACTCTCTAAAGAAGGAACGCTAATATCAATTTTCTTTTGTTGATTTCCTACACGCATACAAGTTAGACTTTTCAACTGAATAATATGAACACAACTAATTAAATCAGTTAAATATCCACAATTACTTTTTTCAACAATTCTATTTGTTTCTTCTGTTACAATGTTAGGATTCCATTTGGGAACTCTAGCTAAAAAATTTTGAAAAGTCATTAAATACTTTTCTAATTCATCATTTTCTTCACATAATTTCCAAGACTCATCAAAAATAGATCTAAATCCTTCTATTACTAAAGGTGTAATAATATTAATTAGACGAGCACACCACTCATTTCTTGATTCTTGAAGACTTGTTATAGAATAATCATCCATTTACATAAATGAAATATTTTCTAAAGTATAATCCGAACGCTTTAAGATAAAATGAAGTATAGAAGACA